GCTAAAAACGCGGTAAAAGAAGGAATTGACAACGTGATAGCCGGATTGAAAAGCAATAGATTATTTATATTCAAGGGAGTTAATAACTTGCTGGATGAAATAGAAAATTATCGGTGGAAAGAGCACAACGATAAAATAGCTGACGAGCCGATAAAAGAGTATGACCACGCCATGGATGCTCTAAGGTATGCTGTAATGGCGAACGCAAGGCGAACAAATGTAATGGCTAAGCCGAGAGGATGGTGAACAAGTGTTAACGGAGTTTATACAAGTTGGGCAAGATTGGCCGCCTAAGAGCGAAGTTGACCGATTGCAACTTTATAAGAACAACAAGTATTTGTTCGAGGGCAAGCATGAGCAAGTATATCGAGATTGGGTGAGATTGCTAAGAGACGACCAAAAAGCGACATTGGAAATTATATTGAATTGGCCGAAACGATTATCAACATTATGGGCGGATTTATTGTTTGGTGAGCCGCCTAAAATATCGGCCGGCAATGAAGGAAGCGACGAGCAATTAGCGCTGGAGCGCATTATTAGCGATAATCAATTAATAAACAATGCATATGAGGTAGCGCTGGATGTGAGCCGGTACGGCACGGGGCTATTTAAGATTAGGTATGACGGAAGGGCAATCATAGAAGGTCAACCTCCTTCATTGTGGTTTCCGGTTGTGAAGAATGATAATATAAAGTCGGTAGTAGCGCATATATTGGCTTGGACGTGGGACGAGCAAACGGGGAGTTTGTTTGGGTCCAAAAAAACAACTCATCTGAAAACTGAAGTGCACGAAAAAGGAAAGATAACAACGTCGGAGTATATAGTGCGTGATGGGAAGATAGCGCAAGAAGTTAGCCGGGATGAGGTCATGACCGGCGTTGATGAGTTTCTTGTGGTGCCGGTAAATAACTTGCTAACGACGGATAGAATAACGGGGCTTGATGATTATAGCGATTTAGATAGTGTGATTCAAGAGATAGAAATAAGAATTGCACAAATAAGCCGCATACTAGATAAACATGCGGACCCGAATATGTACGGTCCGGCGATGGCGCTTGAAACCGACCCGGCAACGGGGCAAGTAGTAGTACGTGGTGGAGGCAAATATTTCCCGGTAAGTAGCGGCGAGGAACCGCCGGGATATGTGACATGGGATGGACAACTTGAGGCGGCATTCCATGAAATAGAGATACTGATGGAACAATTTTATTCTTTGAGCGAAACGTCATCGGCCGCATTCGGGCAATTGAAACAAGGTTTGGCCGAAAGCGGAAGCGCATTAAGGCGATTAATGTTAGCGCCGCTAGCTAAGGTAAATCGCATGAGGATGCGCTTTGACCCGGCTATAAAGAAGGTTTTAAGAATTGCGAGCGAGCTGGAGGTAGCGCAAGGAATGGCAAATGCGGTTAAGCTAGAAAACATCAACATAACTTGGAATGATGGATTGCCGCAAGACGATATGGAGCTCACGCAAATATATGCATTGAGGATGCAAAACGGTTTATCGTCGAGGGAGACCGCATTAAAAGCGCTATATGAGTTTGACACGCAAACATTACAAGACGAACTAATGAGGATAACGGCCGAGGCTAACACACAAGTGCCGCTCATGTTTAGGCCGAATATAACACCGCCGGCGGAGGAACAACAAGAAGGTGGTAGTTAATGCCATTTGACGCCGAAAAGCAAATAAACCAATTGGTGAACATGTACCGGCAAGGTTTTAATGATGTGTTACAAATACTTGCTGCCGGTGGCAATAGAGACCTAATGGCATATTATAGAGACGTGCTAATACAATTGCGGGATTTATTAGGACAACTAGATGCAAACGCCGCGGCATGGATAGAGCAAACGATAGGCCAAGTATATAGCCAATCGGCGGCTGAAACGGCGGCGTTTCTGATGAGCTTGGGCATACAACGTCAAGTAAACCCCGAATTTGCGCAATTACATCAAAGGGCAATAGACGTAATAGCGCAAAACATGGCCGATAATTTAAGGGATGCGACGCAATTCATAGGTAGGCGTGTTGACGATGCTTTTAGGCGAGTTGGGATAGAGCAAGCCGGACGGAAATATGCAAGCGGCACGACGATACAAGACATGAAGCGTAAAGTAATGCAAGCAATGTTGGACGAGGGGCAAACGGCATTCATAGATAAAATAGGCCGAAGATGGAGGCTTGACACATACGCCGAGATGGTGGCAAGAACGACGACGAGGGAAGCGGCGTCGGTGGCAACGTTAAATGAGTGCAAAGAGTTCGATATTGACTTGGTAAGAATATCATTTCATTATCCGACGTGCGAGATATGCGCGCCTCTCCAAGGCAAGGTATATAGCATAAGCGGCAAAGATAAAAGGTACCCGGCGCTCAAGGATGAATACCGGCCGCCTATACACCCTAATTGCCAGCATGTGTTAGAGCCGTATGTCCGAGAGTTCGACGATAAGGCCGATGAAGTACAAGAGCTAAGTAATAAGCCGCTTACTAAGGACCCGAGGTCGGAACAAGAAATAGAAGATTACAAGAACATAGTAGGTCAACCGCCTATGACGCACGCAAAAATATTGGAAGGGCGTGGGGAAGCGGCATACGAGGAATACTTAAATAAATATCTATAAGGAGGTTATAAAAAGTGGCAATATCTAATAAGGCGTGGGGACAATTCGCCGAGAGCGATTACACGTTGGAACAATGGCATAGGGCGTGCTTGATACATCTACACGATGGGCCGCCGGAAGCAAAAAGCCAATGTAAGTTGCCGGTGCGTGAGCCGAACGGCACGCTAAACCGTAATGGTGTACATGCGGCGGCGGCGGCACTAGCCGGGGCACGTGGAGGTGTGGATGCACCGATGGCCGAAAAAAGAAGTGCTGCGAGGAAGCTAATAACGCTATATGGCGAGTTAGACGAGGAACCGCCGGAAAGCATAAGACGGCTAGCCGGCACGAGATAGCATAGGAGGTATATATGAAACTAACAATAAAAGGCGATGGGCTGAACGCAAACATATATCTAGACGATAAAGAATTACACATGGTACAAGCGGTAAGTCTTGATATGACGGCGGGGAGCTTGCCGGAAGCGGTTATAACGTTTATCCCCGAAACTGTAGACTTGGAAATAGATAACATAGATACGTTCATTGCAAAAGGTATCATGAAGAAAAATGATAACAACTAATTTTAATATAGATATTACGGCAACATGCGCCGGTCAAGCATGGAAAGGAGCTAAAAAATGATGTATAATAAAGATTGGGACATAGACTTACAAATGTTTGCTGATGGCGGAGACGTAGCCGGCCAGAGCGACGCTCAAATAGGCGACGGTATAAAAAACGCCGATGAAGGCGGGAATGACGCTAATAATAGCGGGATGGAAAACAAGACTTTTACGCAAGCCGAGGTTGACGCTATAATAGCGGATAGACTAAAGCGTGAAAGGGAGAAATACAAGGATTATGGCGAGCTAAAAAAGGCCGCGGAAGAATTACAAAAGATTAAAGAATCACAAATGAGCGAGGCTGAAAAGTTGCAAGCTAAGTTGGCCGAATACGAGCGAACAGTAGCTGATAAAGAGCTTGAGTTGGCAAGTATAAAGGCGGAGGCGACTAAGCAAAAGATTTTATCCGATATGGGATTGCCCTTGTCGTGGGCTAGCCGGATATTCGGCACGACCGAGGATGAGATAAGAGCCGATGCCGAGGAGTTAAAGCAACTTTTAGGAGCTCAAGGGCGGCCGATAGGAAGCGGTACTAATCCGCCGAATGGCGGCACGCCGGTATTCACTCTTGAACAAGTGAAACGGATGTCGCCGGAAGAAATCAATCAAAACTGGGAGGCCATAAGTAAGATGATGGCCGAAGGGAAACTAAAATAACAAGAATAAACGGAGGTAATATAAAATGGCATTAGATAATTTTATACCCGAAATATGGAGCGCAAGGTTACTTGAGAACTTGCATAAAAGCTTGATATTCGGGCAAGAAGGCGTAGTTAATAGAGATTATGAGGGCGAGATAAGAGCCTTCGGTGACACGGTAAGAATAAATTCAATCGGGCCTATATCGGTTGGTAATTATATTAAAAATACCGATATACCGGCGCCGGATGTATTAGACGGAGAGCAAGAAGTATTGGCAATAGACCAGGCTAAATACTTCAACTTCTTAATCGACGATATAGATAAGGCGCAACAAAATCCGAAGGTTATGGATAATGCAATGGCCGAGGCCGCTTATGCATTAGCGGATGTAGCCGACCAGTATATAGCAAGTCTATACACCGATGCGGGAAGTGCTATAGGCGATGACACAACTCCTATAGTACCGACGGCTGAAACGGCTTATGAAACGTTGGTTAGTGCTAGCATAAGGCTTGACGAGAACAACATACCTAAAGCTGGGAGGTTCGTGGTGGTACCTCCTTGGTTTTACGGGTTATTGTTAACGGATGATAGGTTCGTGAAGGTAGGTTCCGCTATGTCCGACCAAGTTTTAAGGAACGGTCAAGTAGGGCAAGCGGCCGGATTTACTATTTATGAGAGCAACAATATAGCGAATACTACCGGAACGTTATATAAAATCGTAGCTGGTAGCCCGATGGCTATAACATTCGCCGAGCAAATAAACACGATAGAGGCATATAGGCCGGAGAAACGGTTTGCGGATGCCGTCAAGGGATTATACCTGTATGGTGCTAAAGTAATAAGACCCGAGGCGTTGGTAGTTATAACCGCTAATCCGGAATAAGACGTGATGGCACATGTGGTATAGGAATAAAAGAACGGGGCTAATATGGGATGTATACGGCGAGGTGGCAAAACGCCTCGCCTTATCCGATAACTTCGAGGAGGTGGAAGTGGCATGTCAATCATCGTCGGAGAAGATGCCTACATCGACGTCGAAGGAGCAAACGAATACTTCAACGGAAGGCTCTACGCCGAAGCGTGGGAGGCCGCAAGCGAAAACGACAAGGAAAAAGCGCTCAAGCAAGCAACAAGAACAATAGACCGTTTGCCTTTGAAAGGTAGGCCGGCTTATGACGACCAACCGTTGGCATTTCCTAGGTCGCTCTTTGTAGATGGAACGATGGAAACATCTGAACGACGGTTTGATTTGCCGCCGGGATGGTGGACGCAATCGGATATTCCGCAAGCCGTCAAGGATGCATGTTGCGAGGAAGCATTAGCATTGTTAGAACGTCGAAACAATCAGCGCCGGCAATTGCAAGACGAAGGAGTAACGAGCTTTAGCATTGGCAATTTAAGTGAAAGTTACAAGACCGACATTACTATCGCTAAAAGGTTGCATTCCGACGAGGCTAAAGACTTGCTTATGCCATATATCGCGGGGAGTGTGGCTATCATATGATTGACGCATATCTAAACCAAACCGCGGTATGGAAGCATGTAACCGGAAACAATAGCTATGGAGAGCCGGAGTATTCGGAAAGCAACATAAAGGTACGATGGGAAGGGAAAAGACAATTAGTACGAGATAGTCAAGGCGACGAGGTAGTATCGGAGGCTAGGCTTTTTTGCAAAGAGGCGGTAATGCCGGGCGATGTAATGGAATATGGCGGTAGAGAATGGCCGGTTATAACGGTTAGTGTAGCGGTAGACTTAAACGGCAATGCGTTGTTTCGGGAGGTGGCGCTATGAGCGATGTAGTATTGAAGTGGTATGGAGACCGAGATATAGCTAGGAACGCCGGAAGGAAAGCCTTGGGTTGGTGTGCGGCCGACTTACAAGGTAAAAGCGTGGAGCAAGCACCGGTATTAACCGGAGATTTACGAGCTAATTGTAGCACGACGCCGATAAAAGAAACCGGCGATAAGATGGAGACGATGATTGGCTATGATTTACCATACGCTAAAAAGCAACATGAACATCTTGAGTATAGGCACCCGCGGGGAGGCAAGGCTAAGTTTCTTGAGGACCCGTTCAACGCTAATAAGGATAAATACGAGAGATATATAAGCAATGAAGTTAAACGGGCGTTAAGGAAGGGGCGGTAATATGTTGCTTGACGATATTGGCGTTTATTTGCAATCTCATGGAATAGGCGAGGTAGGCGTTGACATATTCAAGGGAGCGATGCCGGATAGCCCCGATAAATGCATATGCTTATATGAATATGCCGGTGAACCTTTGAGCCTAGATTGGGACGGCGAAAACCCCGGGTTACAAGTAATGGTTAGGGATAAATCGTACGAGCAAGGGCGGTTGAAAATCAATCGCATACAAAACACGTTACACGGCATAAATAACACAACGATAAATGGAACGCGTTACTTGCTTGTTCATGCTCAACAAAGTCCCGAAAGTTTAGGGCGGGATGAAAACAATAGATGCGAATTTGTAATAAATTTTAGAGTTATTAAGGAGGTAAACATATCATGATAATGACTGGAAAAGGAACTAAGTTCTCTATAGGAAGCGGGAGCCCGCTAACGTATACTGACGTGGCTAATGTGGCAACTATAACGCCGCCACAATTAACACGCGATACGGTGGATGTAGATACGTTAGACCCGGCTGATGGCTATAAACAATTTCTAACCGGATTAAAAGACGGCGGCGAGGTTGGTATAACGCTTAACTTTGACCCCGAAGATACTGGACAAACGAGCATATACAATGCGTTCGAGAATGATACGCCGGGGAATTATAAGATAACATTCCCCGATGGGTCTAACTGGACGTTCTCTGGATTGTTAACGGCATATGAGCCGCAAGACGTGGCCGCGGCTGATGTCGTTCAAGTGCAAGTTACAATAAAGGTAAGTGGGAAACCAACATTTACGGCGGGAGTGTAATAGAGCATGTATCTAGATAAAAAAGCTATACTATCGGCACAAGACTTAAAATACGAGGATGTGGAAGTGCCCGAATGGGGCGGAACCGTTCGGGTAAAGGAGCTAAGCGCTGGAGAACGAGACCAGTTCGAGGCGCTAACTACTAAGATAACGTTTAGGAACAACAAACAAGAGTTCGAGCCGACGTTGGAAAACATAAGAGCAAAGCTTGTCGCGTTATCGGTTGTGGATGAAAACGGTAATAATTTGTTTACAACCGCGGATGTAAAAGAGCTGGCTAAGAAGTCGGCGTCGGCGATGAACCGTATATGCGAGGTAGCCTCTAGGTTATCGGGGCTTGGAGACGAGCAAACACAAGCCGCACTAAAAAACTAAAAGAGCGCCCGAGGAGGCGCTTTATGTTTAGATTAGCGCTCGCCTTGGGAATGACGGTAAAAGAGCTCGAGCAACGCATGACGAGTGAAGAACTAACCGAATGGATGGCGTTTTATACGTTAGAACCGTTTGGATGCGAGGCGGCGGATATTAGAGCCGGTGGAATATCCGCCACTATCGCAAATGCGTTTAGTGGCAAAAACAAGCAATACGACCCTACCGATTTCGTTATCAAGTGGGGCGGTAATGAAGAAATGGATGATGACGAGTTGAAGAAAGTGGCGCTTTTAACAAACGCTATGTTGGGCGGCACGGTAAAGAGAGGCGGTGATAGCTAGTGAATGTAGGCGATTTAGTTGTAAAGATGGGATTGGATTCGTCGCAATATAACAAAGGTTTGGCAATGGCGCAAAAAAGCGCCGGCGGAGCTGGGAACTTTATAAGAAACGCGTTAAGTTTTACGGTAGGAATGGGCGCATTTCAAGCATTGCAACGCGGATTTCAAGGAACTATCGGAACGGCAATTGAATTCAATACCCTGATAGAAAATGCTAATCTTGGGTTTACAACAATGTTAGGTAGTGCTGAAAAGGCACAAGCGTTTCTAAACCAAATGGGAGATTTCGCCGCAAAAACACCGTTTGAATATCCGGAGTTATTACAAGCGTCACAACATATGATGGCATTAGGGTTTGCGGCTGATGAAGTTTTGCCTTCGTTAAAGGCAATAGGCGACGCAACCGCGGCGCTTGGGCAAGGGTCGGAAGCTATAGATAGGATAGTCTATGCATTAGGTCAAATGCGGATGACCGGCCGGCTAAACGCTCAAGATATGATGCAACTTACAAACGCTGGAATTAACGCTTGGCAATATCTAGCCGACGCTAGCGGGAAAAGCATAGCGGAAATAAGGAAGCTATCCGAACAAGGGGCTATATCCGGAGTGCAAGCCGCCGAGATAATCATAGCCGGAATGGAAAAACAATTCCCGGACATGATGAGCAAGATGGAAAACACTTGGCAAGGCGTAACTAGTACGATAAAAGACGTGTGGAGAATGACAATCGGAGCAATAACTCAAAGCACCTTCAGCGGCATTACAAAGTGGTTAGGCGGTATACGAGATTGGGCTACCGAGTTCTATAACACTTTTACAATGGTTAGCAAACAAGCCGGAACGGCGGCCGGATTGCAAGCGGCTATCGTGCAAGGGTTTGGCGTACAAATAGGCGGAACAATAATTGCGATAGGCGATGTAATAAGCAAGGTTGTAAACATAGCGGTAACTGGAGCTAAGTGGATAATTGGGCATTGGTCAACAATCATCCCAGTCTTGATGGGCGTTCTAACGGCTTATCTATCGCTCCGTACGGCTATGACGATTACTCATTCGTTAGCAAGAACAACGGCAATATTGCGCGGCGAGATAGCCGCAACATCGGTCTTTGGGCAATTCTTTGCTAGGGTGGTGCAATCGTATAAACTAAGCATTGAGGCGGCAAGTGCGGCCGGTGTGGTACACATAGGAGTATTGCGCGGCATAGAATACGGTATTAAAGCGGTATATGCGGCCTTGGGTCCTTTAGGAGCCGCATTATTAGTCATTGGTTCGATATTAACATGGCTTATGACGTCGTTTGGCAAATATAAGGCCGATTTACAACAACAAGCATTGCAAAAACAATTAAGCGGTATCAATACGCAAATGAAGAATATTCAGTCGTCGACAATGCCGGCAGTGGCCGGTGTTGGTGATTTCGCAAAGGGCCTTGATAAGGTCGGTAAAAGTAGTAAAAAAGCGCAAAAAGTATTAAGCAACAACTTACAATCGTTCGACGAAATACACCAACTAACAACCGAGGCGGCCGGAGGTATCGGCGATTTAGCTGGAGGGTTAGGCGACATAGGAGGGATAGGAGCCGGTATGCCGGAGATTGCCGGAGGATTTACAATGCCCGAGGTTGCCATACCGGAGATGGACTTTAGCATGCCCGAGGCGAGCTTTAAGCAATTCTTGAGCGATATGTGGAATGACATTGTAACGTGGCAAGGATGGGACACGCTAAAGAAAAGTTGGGACCTAGTAGCTTCGCACGCTAAAGATACGTGGGAGGCAACAACCGGAGTTGTTCTAAATGCGCTAAGCAACATGAAGGCCATGTCGGATAGAATAGGCGCTGACTTGGTAAAAACTACGCAAAAGAACTGGGGAGAAGTAACAAGTTTCTTTGAACGCACACAAGCTAGGTTAAGTGAATTAAGCCGGTCGATTGGTAGCGACGTTAAAACGTTTGTGATCCAAACGTGGAACGATGCGGTAACAACGGCGCATAGCGTAGGGGAAGATATAGGAGGTTTCTTTGAACGCACTGGTAGCCGGATGCAAATAACGGGGCATGATATATGGGGAGAGCTAGAAGAATATTGGAATAGCGTATCAACCAACATGCAAACAACGGGGCATAGCGTTTGGGGAGACCTAGGGACATACTTCGGTACTACTTGGACGAACACAAAAAACACGGCGTCGGATATATGGGGAACAACTAAAGACATAATAACCGGAGATATAGATTTAAGAACCGGAACGCGTGAAATATGGGGCGATATATCGACATATTTTAGCACAACATGGACGGACACAAAAGATACGGCGAGCCGGTTATGGGGAGATGTTTCAACGTTCTTTAGCGATACTTGGGGAGACACGAAAGAACTAGGCCATGACGTTTGGGATGATTTAAGTTCGTTCTTTGGAGATACTTGGGGCGACTTGAAGGAGACAACGCATAGCATATGGGGTGAGATATCGACGTTCACCGGCGATACGTGGCGAAATCTACAAACTACAAGTAGTGATATATTTGGCAAAATAAAGAATACGGTATCGGATACGTGGAACGACGCAAGTTCAACGACAAGCCGGATATGGGGCAACACGAAGGACTTTTTATCTAGGACTTGGAGCGACATATCGTCAACGGCTAGTAGGACTTGGGAAGAAACTAAGAACACGATAAACGACAAAATGAGTTGGTTAACGGGGCCTTTGTCTGATACGTGGGGGTCGATAAAAAAGACGGCCACCGATACGTGGGAAAGCTTAAAGAAAAGCGCCGGAAGTATATTTGAGGATATAAAGGATGCTATTATAAAGCCTTTTAAGAATATCCACATACCGTTGCCGCATTTTAGTTTTACTACAAGATATACAAGCATAGCGGGACTAAGCATACCATATCCGGATGTTGATGTAAGATGGTATGACAAGGGCGGCATTTTTACAAGTCCTAGCATAATCGGTGTTGGTGAAAAGAGGCCGGAATTTGTCGGAGCGTTGGACGATTTACGCAAGATAATAAGAGAGGAAATGCAAAACATTGGTAGCGTTGAGCCGATGCAAAACGAACAACCTATCGTAATAAACGTCAATACCGAATACGGAGCGATAGGGCAAGTTGTGATAAAGTCGTTGCAAGATTATGCACGGCAACACAACGGATTAAACTTGCCGATATGAGGGAGGCGAGCAAATGTTGCTGAAAATAAACGGCGTTAACGTAGCGTCGCCGAGGAAGCTAGAAGTTAGCATAATTGATATAGACGGAGAAACGAATAGAAACGCACGCGGCGATTTAATACGAGACCGAATAGCGACAAAACGCAAAATAATTTGCGAATGGCCGCCTCTATCAACACCGCAAGTATCAACAATATTACAAGCCGTGAAGGATACATTCTTTAGGATAGAATATTTAGACCCGATGGAAGGCACAACAATAATTAAGACCTTCTATGTCGGGGATAGAACGGCGCCGGTATTGTTTGTCAAAAATGGTGTTACAACGTGGGAAGGCTTGAGCATGAACTTCATAGAGAGGTGATAACTTGCAAAGCATAAGCGACGGTTTCAAAACCGCAATAAGAGAGCCGGCTAGGGAGATTAAATGTCGCGTAACATTTGATGAAGGCGTATTAGGGAATCCGGCTAACCCGACATTCACACGCAATAGTATTGCTTATACGGCTGACGGCGTACAAGTCGCGGCTAATGTGCCTAGGTTTGAAGTTGGTAAGTTCGGCAAAGGGGTGCTGATTGAGGAAGGCACGACAAATTTAGCAACTAGTGTAAAAGACTTTACAGCATGGTCGAAACTTAGAGTAACAGTTACGGCTGATGCTGCAATGGCACCTGACGGAACATTAACTGCCGATAAAATAATATGTACTGGAGACATAGACCCTTATGTCGAGAGGGCATATAACTTAGGTCAAGCTTTAGGTGGTAAAACATTCACATTTAGCGTATGGGTATGGACGGATGAAGGGCAACCAACCGATATGCGGTTGTATATGTATGATAATACGGTATCATATATTAAAAGTCAAGATTTTGTAATAACCACTACGCCACAAAGATATGTATTAACCTATACATTTCCAACGGAGTGTAGCAATACCATCATTCGGTATAGAATTGACTTAAAACAAGTCCCCGCTGCTGGGGATTATATATATGCATGGGGCGCGCAATTAGAACAAAAGCCTTATGTAACCACATTCATTGATGGTATACGCGCCCCCGAAACACTAACCGTACCTACGGCGGGAGTGCTAACTCCGAATGAGGGCACGATAGAGTTTTGGTGGAATCCGCTAGGAAAGACGCCGCAAACATATCCAAGTTTAATTAGCGTGGGAGGATGGAGCGATCCTATAACTAAGGATTGGATGTCAATATACTGGGGGAGTGGATGGAGCGACGCTAATACGGTGTCGTTTGGTATGAAAAATAAAGACGGCACGAGTAATTTTAGTTGTTGGTTAACTCTTAATCCTACGCCTTATACTTGGTATTACGTAGCGGCAAGTTGGAGTTTTACAACTAAAATAGCAAAACTAACTATATATAAACCCGATGGCTCATTCATATATTCACAACGTACAGTAGTTGGTGAGCCGCCGACATTTGACGGTTGGGATAAGTTTTATGTTTTGCAAGGATGGGGGGGAGCGAGTAACCGGGCAAATTGTATCATTGATGACCTTCGCATATCCAACATTGCGCGAACGGATGATGAAATAGCCGAGGCGTATTCAAGCGGGCAGCCTTTACCGGCTGACGAATGGACAAAATATAAACTTAATTTCGATGATAACATTAATAACTCATCTACGCCCACGGAACTCGTACAAAAGATTGATTATAGCGCTGATTTAGTAACCGGAGATGATTTCGAGATAGGTACGGCCACAATGGCTATGATTAATATTGGGATTATAGAGGACGAGGACAACGCTTACACGAATTACGATTATACGGGAAAAACATGTAACATAGAATTAGGCGTTGTTTTAGAGGATGAAACTATCGAATATTGCTCAATAGGCAAGTATACGGTTGATAGTGCGGAACGTAAGAATAACACAATAACGCTTAAATGCGTCGATAACATGTATAAGGCCGAAAAGGATTATGTAAGCGATTTAATGTACCCGACAACATTGGGAGAAATTCTAAGTTCGGCATGTAGTCAAGCGGGGATTACATTGGCAACAACCAGTTTTGCTAATAGTGATTATGTTGTCAACAACGAGCCGGTGTACGAAGGTATAACATGTCGCCGGATATTTGCTCAAATAAGCGAATTAGCAGGCGGCTATGCTCAAATAAACCGAAACGGTGAGCTTGAGATAAGAACGCTTGGAAGTGCGCCGGTAAGGGATATAACTAAAGATAATTATATTGAGTTAAAAATAAACGAGGCCGCCGATGCGAGGATTGACAAGGTTATAGTAAAGGTCGGCGATGAACAAGCCGAGGCCGGACAAGGCGATAACATATATACAATAGTTAACAATATGTTTGTGCAAAATCCGGCCGATGTGGTAGACGCTTTATATAACGTACTATCAAACGTAAGCTATACGGCGTGTACGTTTAAGTGGCAAGGAGACTTCGCGCTTGACTTGGGTGACAAGGTAACAATAGACGAGTTTCAAACATATGTTCTAAATAGGAAGATAACATATGCTGGAGGATTGCGTGAAGAAACTACAGCGCCGGCTAAAAGCAACGTTGCTAAGGTATCGACAAGCAAGGGTAGTTTAACATTAGATATTGAGAACGTAAAGACGCAAATAAGGGTAGTAAGCGGTGAAATTCAACAAGTAGTTGAACGTGTTGAAAACTTGGTTGTTGGAGCTAATAATAGATTATACGGCAGTCAAACGCAAATACCGTTCTATTTCAACAATGGGTCCGGAACGGTACAATTGTTTGGCGACCAGAGAACGCCATACTATAAAGTGGTATCTAATCAAAACATTGATTTATTTGCGGCGTTTCCGGATAGTCAATTTGCCGAACCGCTGGGCGAACTGGGAGTTGTTACAATCTCGTTAGATGTATTAGTTGGCGTGGATAGACAAGTTACAATCGATGGGAATACGTTCGACGTACCGGCTAATCGATGGACACGCATAAGTGTAACAAAAGAATTTAACGAGCCGAATACGACGAGACGCATAAGGGTTAGGAAACCGTTCAGTCGTCAAGAAACACGCGATATTTTTATCGGTACAAAGCTAATAGATAGTTTAACAACAAACATAAACACAATCTATTATAGAAACTTGAAGGTAGAAAAAGGGACGTTGCCGACTGGATGGACGCTAACACCCGAAGAACTAGAAGATAGCGTCGATAGGTATAGCACAGAGATACGGCAATTATACGATAGCATATCACTAGTTGCAACAAGGAACGAACAAACGGGCGCATTAGAGGTTACGCCCGAATCAATCGTTGCGGCGATAAACACAACCGATGGTGTAGGCAAGGTTAAGACCGTAAACTTCACCGTTGATGAAAACGGGGCAACGGTTGAGAACGGGGCGCTAATTGTTAAGGATGCTTATAACGCCGCAATTATCACGGCCGATGGGCTAAAGGCAATATTTGTATTTACGTCAAGTGGCCAGTTTAACGGATGGCAATTAGTGGGCACTATGGGATTAGGAACACCTACCATAGACTCATATCAAGCTAGCGTATCGGTATATATACCATCAAACTTCTATGCTGTGAGGGCGAGACTGATAACTAAATCGGCACCGTCGCATATAACGGGATGGCAACAAACAGACGGTATAGCTGACGGATATTATCACGGAAGGAACCTACGGTTATACGTAGTAGCCGGGGACAATACTATATTTGAATATCCATATGCGAGCTCTTACGGGATATGGTATGGAGCTGGAGGAAACGATATTACAAATGCAACATGGGGAGGGTCTTGGAGTCCGACGGGCAATAGTGTGCAAGAAAAGGAAACTCTCATAACCGATTATTTATCGCCCGGTTACGAAAGTGTTTTTATGGTGCAATCTATAGATAACCCGTCGACTAGCAACAAGGCTAATTTCGGCGTTATGAAGTTCGACGTAATAATCGAAGGTTTCTTACGTGGGCATTTAGATTATTAAAGGAGGTAATTAAATGGCGGAATTATTTAACGGTATAGCTGGAAGTCCTATTACGTATTTGGCAACTGATATAAGCGCGGGGCAAACGACAATATCGGTAACGGATGATTCAAAATTGCCGGCGGCTCCTAACTTATGCACAATAGGATACGGCGAGAATTTGGAAACAATACGCTATGGGGCAAAATCAAATGGCGTATTGCAAAACGTTACCCGGGCTGTCGAGGGATTAGCGCAAGCATGGCCGAAGGGTACCGAGGTGGCAAGGTATTTTACGGCATACGACCAAAACGCATTAGTTGAGCAAATAAATAAAGCGGCGTGGTTCGCCGAAGTAGAAACGTGGTGATGAATTATGAAAGTTTATAAGAATTTATTTGGCGATAGTTCAAAGATAAATGCCGGCGAGATAGCGTTTAAGGATGAAAACAATTCGGTACACCCGATAACTTGGGGAGTGATTGTAGAATCCGGTTCAAATGCTAATGGTACGTATATAAAGTTCGGAGACGGGACAATGATATGCTATTATAAAACGACGGTATACGACCAAGCCATAAATTCCGCATACGGTTCTTTGTTCATAGGGACTAGAAATTGGACGTTCCCGGAGCCTTTTATATCGGCTCCGTTTGTAACAATTGGGCAATTCAAATGGGGGTCTGGAGCCTCTTGGGGAGGCGCGATGGTTTCGACAACAACATATGTTATACTTCGTGGGTATGATGTTTCAGCGCGAGCTGCGGGCACGGCTTGCACAATATCGGCAATGGCTATAGGAAGGTGGAAATAACAATATGACTGAAGGCAATTGGTACGACAACAAAACATTATATGAGATGTTACAAGAGGTTAAGGAAGATATTTCGGGGCTAAGGCGTGAAATGGCGGAAACACGGACAATGATACGTGATTATAACGACATACGCAAGAAGGTCGAAGACACAAGCGGCAAAATAAATACGCTAATGTGGATTGCTCCTATAGCGGTGGCCGCAACCGGATTATTGTTAACATTCTTAAACTTCTTATTGAAAGGGTGATGAAATGGCATACAAAATAATGATAGACCCGGGGCACGGTGGTAAAGACCCGGGGGCAATAGGTCCTAGTGGGCTAAAGGAAAAAGATGTAAATCTAGACATAGCAAAAAGGCTCGGAGAAATTCTAAAGGTAAATGGTATAACGGTAAACTATACCCGAACAACGGATATATTCGTTGACTTGGGAGATAGAGCGGCCATAGCTAATCGTTGGGGTGCTAACTATTTCGTAAGTGTGCATTGCAATGCTTTTACGGATAGACAAGCCCACGGGACGGAAACGTATTGTTATGATTTTGGCGGTGAGGGTGAAAAGCTAGCTAGGAAGGTGCAAGCATCTTTGGTAAAAGCAACAGGATTGCGCAATAGAGCAGACGTAAAAAAGGCTGGGTTTACGGTATTGAAAAAAACCGCCATGCCCGCAATATTAGTAGAAACTGCGTTTATAAGCAATCCCAATGAAGAAAAGAAATTAGCCAATTCGGCTTTTAGACAAACGGTAGCAAACGGGATAGCAAGCGGTATATGTGAATATTTGGGTATAAAAAGGATAAACAACAACGGAGGCGATATTGTGGAAACAATAGTAACTTATTTAGGAGATGTAGACGCACTAGCCGCAATAGTGGTTGGGCAAAAATATAAAGCACCGGTTATGCGTAAAGCCGATTTCGAGAGTAGTGGCATAAGCGCTAAAAAGGTCATACAAATAGGCGGTACCGGAGACCGGTTCGACACGTTTAAACGTGCGGCACAATTGCTATAGGAGGTGATACAATGGAGGTTTATAACGTAGCCATAATCCCACTCATCGTAGGAGTAGTAGAATTGCTTAAACAGGTAGGACTACCTACTAAGTTTTCGGCAGTTGTAGCAGCCGCATTAGGTATAATAATCGGAATCGTATATGTAGCACCTGATGATATTTTACGTGGCGTATTGGTTGGGCTGTCGCTAGGATTAGCAGCAAGCGGCCTATATAGCGGCGTTAAGAATACGGTAGAAGGTGTTAAAGGTGAATGAGCAACAAGCTAACGAATTAATAGGAGAACTATCCGAGATGTGGTACAAATATTGCGATATATTCGAGAAACCCGTATATGCTTCTTACGTTTTATGGCATCTTAATAAGATTCAGAAACTGATATGGGATGAAATAACAGAGCAAAGGTCAAAAGATACCAAGGAGGAATAACAGATGGAAAGATGGGAGCTAAAGCAACGTCAAAGCTTACCTCTTGAGGCAAAGATAACATTATCGCTAAGGCGTATTGATGATTGGTACAACTACTGGAACGGCGATGTATATGTATCTTACTCGGGAGGCAAGGATTCAACAGTATTACTTGATTTAGTAAGGCAAATTCATCCAGATGTTGAGGCAGTATTCATTGATACCGGCTTAGAATATCCTGAGGTTAAGGATATGGCTAAGGAATACGGAGCTACTATACTTAAGCCTACGCTATCTTTCCGGCAGGTTATACAAAAGTACGGTTATCCGGTTGCCAGTAAGGAACAGGCAGAATATGTTCATCGTGTCAGGAAAGACCCTGAAAGCGTTAGGTGCTTTCATGAATGGATAACCACGGGTAAGGCAACTAATCCTACTCATGCGTTTAACAAATATGTGTTAGGCATGAGAGGCGATGGTGCTACTAAGTTTAATATTTCTAAAAAGTGGCAACCTCTTATTGATGCTCCGTTTAATGTTTCGGCTGATTGCTGCGCTATTATGAAGAAATCTCCGATTAAAAGCTATGAGCGTAGAACCGGTAAACATCCATTCATAGGTACTCTTGCGTGTGAGGGTAGAATGCGTAAGCAAAACTACCTAAAAAACGGATGTAATGCATTTAATGTAAAACGACCGCTAAGCACACCAATTGCTTTTTGGACTGAAAACGATGTACTTGAATATATTTACATTAAAAAGCTTAAGATTGCATCAGTGTACGGAGATATAGTAAGAAACGAAGACGGCACATATACTACTACCGGGTGCGACAGGACAGGTTGTATGTTTTGCATGTTCGGCTGCCATTTGGATAAAGAACCCAATCGGTTTCAAAGGTTAGCCAAAACGCACCCGAAAATATACGATTACTGCATGAAGTCTACAGAAGATGGAGGCTTAGGCTTAGCCGAAGTGCTAGATTTCATAAACGTACTTTATAAATAATGCCATATGCAAGTAGCCGCACAGAAATGCCCCGTATTCGATTTTAATATATGCGTTAATATGATAACCTTACCGACGTTTATAAAAACGCTCTCAGGTCAAATATGAGCGTCGTTTTTTAGACGGTTTGCCCCTCAACTTGAGGGGCTATTTTTTATGCCCATTTCGTAACAAATTGTAGCGAAAATATTTTATAAAACCTATTGACATATACGCACGTTAGAAGTATAATATATATGTAATCAAGATAACGCTTGATTAACAAAAACAAATTTATAGGAGGAACCAAAAATGGTAGATTTCAAAAACACATTAAAGAGAGCGATAAGGGAAACGAGCGAGGCCGGTAGAGAGTTTAAGGGATTAAGGGTTTTAGAATTCAAGCTCATAGAAAGCAGAGCAATAAAGAACCTATACGGGCTTGAAGGCGAAGAGTACAAGTTCTTGGTTATGTGTGAACATAACACAAAGGAGGATGATAACAAAGTATTCTTTGATGTTTACTTAAATACAATAAACGGTGAGCTGGTAGCCTTCTATGAAGGAAGCGAAGAGTATTACAAAGCTCATCATAAATAAGAACAACGGCTTGCCGGGAGCCGAAATCCCGGCAACAACAAAACAAGGAGGATGCATAAAATGCCTAAAAAAACTATATATATAAAGGACGACGAGGAGTTCATATATGAGCAAGCCGAGAAACTAACCGGCAAGAACATATCACGCGTTATAGTGGATGCGTTGAGGGATTATATAGGACGGATAACCACAAACGAGATAACGCTTGCTGTAGGTCCTCATGACAAACCAAAAAACATTGTTTTTAATGGTGTAAAGGTGGCCGAACATAAGGAGGACGCCCACGAATATTCGATATACAAAACAGCAAGCGGCAAATTCGTAATAGCATGGAAATTAAACAACGTATTAGATTACGTTTTAGTTGACGACATGCCTAACATAGGAACCATACTATATGGTACCGTAACGGGATTACCATATGAATTCGGTATGCGCGAGCAACGTTTTATGAAATTGTAACAACAAGTAGCAAAAATATTTATAAAAAGGGTTGACGTATAAGTACCTTGGCGGTATAATTATATTGTGGTTAGGGAATGAGAGAAAACCTAGCTAACAAAAATTTTAGGAGGAACTAAAAGATGGTAGATTTTAAGGAAGTTTTTAAGAAGGCTATAAAGGAAACGAGCGCGGTAGCAAAAGACTTAAAGGGATTACAAGTTGAGGAATTTGTTATGGCTGGTGAACATGACGTAAGAGGCGTTAAAGGAGGTACAATTAAAGGGTATGTCTTTATGGTGCTATGTAGTTATAAAGCACCGGAAGGTCAGCCGGACAAGGTATGTTTCGAGGTTAATGTATTAGAAAACGGAACCGTAGGAGCTAGCTATAACGGATACGAGGCCGAATATAGAAAATATAAGTAGAGGATAAAACAACGGCCGGCCGGGAGCCGATAATCCCGGCAATATAAAAAAATTAGGAGGAACAAAACAATGTATAAAAACAAATATGTGGCAAGGATTGAAATAGCAAGTAAAGACGAATTGGAAAACATAAATTATAATTACTTGTTCAAGCGATATGTGGACCTCAAAGAATACGATAGGTTAGTAATATTTTACAAGCTATTTGGTGCATTAGAAGTCGAACAAGACCTAACATTTTTTAGCGAACTGGATAGGCTAGTAAGCGCTCAAGAAAGGAGAAATAAAAATGATAAGAAAGCATAAAAAGATTAAGGATGATATAGTAGAGATAAACCGCAAGGATTTATTACACGT